GCGCATCGGCGAGATCCTCCCGTGATTGGTTTGCGCGTCGCCGGGCGGCCGCGAGGTCGCGATCGAGCGCGGCGATCGTCGCCTGCTGCTCGGCGAGCGCCTCGGCGAACCGGGTGCCGGCCTCGGCGACGGAGGCCTGCCAGCGCGCCCGTTCTGCCCCGACGCCGCGGTCGTAGGCCCACCCGTAGGCGAGCCATAGGCCGAGGGCGAGCGCCGCCGTGGCGGCCCCGTATGCGGCCAGGCGAAGGGTGAGCCAAGGCGGGATCATCGGTCGCGCGGATCGACGCCGGCGAGCATGGAGGCGTACCAGAGCAGCTTCCGGGCATCCTGCTCGACGGAGTCCTTCAGGCCGAGCCGCCAGTTGTACTTCGCGATCTGCCCGCGCAGGTAGCCCTGCCACTCGGCCGGCGAGAGCTGTGCCTGGATGGCGTCGATGCACTCGATCTCGCCCGCTCGGTAGTGGGCCGGATTGATCGGGTCGGTCATAACTTCCTGCCTCGGAACCATGCGGCGCCGGCGTGAACGACGACGAGCTCGGGCTCGAGGAGCCGGCCGGCGTGGTAGGTGAGCACGACGAAGCCGCTCGCCCAGTTCAGCGGCGCCGCCTCGGTGTAGTTGAACTGCGGCCCGGCGGGCTCGGCGAGCGTGCCGGTGTCGACGCCGAAGCGCCGGCCGCGGTAGTCGGCCCACGGCGTCACCTGGAGCTTGTGCAGGTGGCCGTGCACGTAATGCGTGCCCGCCCGGAGCGTCGAGTTGTACGCGGCGTGGATGCCGCCGCCGACCGGGCGGTGGCGGATGACGGTCCAGCCGTCGGTGCCGGCGTTGACGTGAACGGACCAGCCGGCGCGCCATCGCGGCAGGTAGTCGATCAGCGTCGAGCCGGTCATCTCCTCGAGCTCGGGAGCGTTCGCGCTCAAGTAATTTTCGAACCGCGCGTCGTGGTTGCCGATCGTGCGGATCAGTTCCGCACCGCCCGCCGCGCGCTCGAGCTCGGCGCATCGGTCCTGCACCGCGTGCAGCTCCTCGCGCAGCTCGGGCTGCTTCTCCCACATGATCCGCGCGTGCCTCGAGATCCGCGCGCCGTCGAGTAGGTCGCCGTTGAGCACGACCATCGCCGGCTTCAGCTCCTTCGCGAGCGTACAGAGAGCCTCGTGCGCCGGCGTGACGATTCCCGGCCAGTAGTGACAATCGGAGGCGACCAGGACGACGCCGTTCTGGACGATGACGCCCATCTCGCGCTCATACTGCCTGGCGCGGCGCTCGGCGGTCTGCTGGACCGCTCTGCCCTTTTGGCTATACGGGCTCGCGTTGACCTGCGCGTTCGCGCTCGGGAGCACGATGCCGTGCTTGGCCTCGAGGCGGCGTCGGCGCTCGTGGATCTGCCGCACCGATACGCTGAGAGCCTTCGAGACGAGTCTCGGCTCTTTGTATCGGTGCCACGTTTGGATGAACTCTGCGTCGCTTACCTTTGGCGCTGGCATCTAATCCCCGCGGGGTGGCCTTTGGAATTCGAACGTCACGAGCGCCTGCATAAGCAGCGCCGCGAGGTTGTCGACGAAGGTTTCGTCGTGCGAGAGCTCGTGATTCATCATGTCGAGGAGCGCGTGCACGAGCTCGTGGCAGAAGGTCGCCTGCAGCTGCGTCTCGAGCGGATCGGAGAGCAAGTCGATACGAAGCCGGTCCGGTATCCAGACGCCGACGACGCCCTTGCCGTGCCGCCACCGCGAGCGCGGGATGACGCGGACGTTTATCGTGTGGCCGAGGAGCTGGAATCTCGCAGGGATTCCGGTCGCCACGGCGTCAGCGCTCGGTGAGCGGTTTGGTCGTGGCGAATCGCAGCGCGATATTGCCGGCTGCGACTGCGGCGGCGACCGTCGCGAGGCCGTTCGGGCCGATCTGCGAGAGCACGAACTCGCGCACGGCGGAGTCGGCGAGCAGCGCGGCGGCGAACGCGGCGACGGTATTCAGCCACACGAGGCGGGAGCGCCAGGCGCCGCGGAGGTAGGCTTTGATCTCGTTCATGTGATGTTCCTCAGGTTGGTCGCGATGCGGCGAGCCCAGCCGCGGCCGAAGGTCGACCAGGTCGGCAGGCTTGCCATGAACTCGAGCCGCGCGCCGTTGAAGCGCGCCGCGAGCGCCGGCCCGTTGAAGGTCCGCGCGGCGGCAATCGTCGCCGGCCCTACCACGCCGTCGTCGCGGACGCCGATCGCGCGCTGCAGCCACCGGATCGCCTGGGCGGGCCCGGAGTTGATCGCGGCGTCGAACACGTCGAAACGAACGGCGGCTGGGAGCTCGTCGGCGCGGACGGCGTCCCAGTACTTCGCGCGATAGATCCGCCGCGCCTCGGCGAGCGGGAAGTCGCGCATCGAGCCGCGGTAGCCGTTCTCGCGGGCGACTCGTTCGGTCACGCCGAAGCGCGTCGCACCGCCCGGATCGTCCGGGTGATCGACGTAGCCGCCCTCGTGCGCGATCACGCGCCCGAAGGCCTCCTCGAATTGCATCAGACGAAGAAGATCAGCTTGACGAGGATGCCGGCCATGCCGGCGAGGATGCCGAGGGAGACTTTGTTGATGATGTTCTTGAAGTCCCGCATCTCGGTCGTGAAGACCGCGAAGTCGCGCCGGATGCCCTCGTAGCGTTCGGCGCACACCGCTTCGTGCGCGGCCAGTTTCGTCTCTACTTCGCGCAGACGCTCCTCCTGCGCGACGAGCCAGGCGTCGGCGCTCACGGCTCTGACTCCGAGACCGCCGGCCCCTGCTTCGGCAGCATCTGTTCGACCTGCACGCGCAGCTTCAACCAGAGGCCGTGCGCGTTCGACGATGTCGGCAGCTGACCGAGCATATTCACGACATCACAGGCCTCTTGAAGGGTCATCTCGATCTTGACGTTTTCCATTATTGGCCGCTCCACGGCAGGGGATGAGAAACGGTTGGCGGGTTCTTGAGGTTCGCGATCTGCGCCTCGACCGCAGCTTCGGTGGCGTCCTTATCGACGCCGCTCGACCAGATCCATGCGAGGACGTCGGCCTCGGTCAGATCGGCGTATGGCGTGAACTCCTCCTCGGGTTCGGCGACGGCGCAGGTCGCATAGACCGACGCCGCGTGATCGCCGTCGACGCCGGAGCAGCGCCAGTGCACGTTAAACACGACGTCGTCGAGATCGTCGCGCTGCGGGTAGCACTCGAGGTGCGAGATCGTCCAGGTGATGACGGTAGACATTAAGCGGCCTCCAGAGCGGACACTTTCGCCTCGAGGGATTCGATGCGGGTCATGGCTTCTTGCAGGGCGACGGCGGCTTTCCAAAACAAAACGCTATCCTTAAATCCGTACACCTCTTTTCCTTCAAGGTCTGGGTTCGCGATAACGTCTTTTTCATTTGCGATGCGCGTCGTCACCAAACCTGGGCTGACCGCTTTTACCTCTTGTGCAATTACGCCCAGCCGAACCAAAGCCTCGTCGCCCTGCTCTGCTACTTCTTGCCGAACTCGGAACTTGCGAAACTGAATAGCCTTGATGTCATCCCACTGCGAATTTGCGTCTGTAATGTCCTGTTTGAGTCGCTCGTCAGAGACCAGCGTTCCGTATGTTCCTGTTGTGTTTAAGCAAGTGCCCGCACGAGTGACCACAAGGCGGTATGCGTTGTTGGCAAACGTGTTGTTTGCGCTTGATGAAGAAATGTCATACGACCCGTTTTCGTATCCATTTGCTCCCGTTGCCCAGTTACGATTGTTCGCGCTAGCGGTGTTGTCTGGGGACACAGAAAAAAGTCTTGATAATACAAATCCTGGCTGCGTGCCAAGGCTGTAATCATTTGTAGTACCAAAAAGAGCCATTCCCCCTGCGGTGATGCGGGCGCGTTCGGTGCCGACTGTGCTGAATGCAATAATTTGAGCGGACTGTGGCGCAGAAATAACGGCTTCGCCGCTGGCGTTGACACTTATATCTAAACGCTTTGCGCCGCCTGATCCCGACTCTTCAAGACGAATTGCTGGTGTGGTGTCAACAATTTTGAGGCGCGTTCCAGCAGTTTCAGAGGTGGTTCCAAGTAACTGATTACCAGACGCCGTCAGCGTCATCGCCTGCGTGAACGTGATGGCGTTGCCTGCGGTGCCGGAAAGGGCGCTGTACCACTTATGCCCGCCATCCACCGTGTCTTGCGCGTAATAAAGTGCGCGGTTCGTAGTCAGGTATTTCCACGCGGTGTCGTAGAACGCATTGTTCGACAACCATGTATAGCCGCCTTGGCTGTTAGTCAGCGCGGAGTAGTTGCCGACTTGAAATGACTTGATGCCACTTCCCCACGCACTCGGCGTGACGCCCAAGCCGAAGTTCCCGGAGGAATCGAGCAAAAGGGAGGACGCAGGAGCCGATCCGCTAAATTGCACAGCGTCCGTACTTCCTGCCGTGCCTGCCCCTTTTATTCTAAATGTTCCGCCGACATCACAACGAAACCGCTCCGTCCCGGTGCTGAAACTGTTTGCTTGGCTGCGGTATACAAGCGCATCGTCGCCCGCAGGAAAACCCAAGATGCCCGAATCGCGGATGCCGGAAACTCCCCAGCGAACATACGGTGCATACGAATCGGTCGGCGCGGTGATAATTACCTGCGAATCAGCGCCGGAGTTCAAAGCGCGGATGTTGCCCACAATATCCAATTTGAAAACGGGCGAACCCGTCCCGAGTCCCGCGTTCCCGCCCGAGAACACGAACGCCATGACGTTCGTCCAGTTCGTCGTGTCGGCCGACGGGTCGGTCGTGCCCGCGCCGCCGACGATGCGGCGGTAGATCTGTCCGTTCGCGGGCGACCAGACGACGGCGCCGAGCGCGTAGGTCGTGCCGCTCACCCAGAGCGTCGCGCCTGCAGAGCCTGCGGCGGCGTTCGCGGAGTTGACCGCGAGCGTCGTGTTCGACGACACCGTCGTCGCGTTGCTGCTGACCTCGACCGCGTTGTTATAGACGTTCGTGGCGACGGCGTTCGTCTCGGAGCGGAACGTCGGCAGCGCCGCGAGGAAGGCGTCGCCGCGGGTCGCAAAATTGGCGGAATCGTCGCGGCTCGGCGGAGTCGGAAGCGCGGCGATAGGTGTCGGTGAAGTAGGCATTAGGTCATACCCTCAACGTCAAGGCTGTAAAAGGAGACGGTCGGATACGCGACGTCGAGCTCGAAGTCGCGGTAGAAGCCGAAGACGGTCAGCGGTTCGTAGGTGCCGGTGTCGTCGCCGATCCAGACGACGGGAGTCGCGCGCAGACTGGCGAGCAGCGTCTGGATCGTTCCCGCCGCGCCTGCGCTAACCTGCAGCCGCGCCCGGAGCCGCTTCGAGAACTTGCCCTGCTCGAGCGAGACGACGCCGGTCGCATCGTTGACGGTCTTCTTCGAGTAGTCGCGGATGCCGGCCGTCGCCCCGTACTGCGTCGTGCCGAGCGCGTACACCGTCCCGACGATGAAGCCGCCGCACTTGATCGTGCCGCCGCCGGTGATCGAGACCGTCACGCGCGCGCTGCCGTAGGGCGGCAGGTTCGTGAGCACGAGCGAGCTGCGCTGCGAGAACGGCTCGTAGAAGTACTGATACCAGTCCGAGACCGACGACTGTTCGAGGCTGATCGTCGCCGAGTAAACCGTCGGCCCGCCCGACCCGTCTGTGACCGTGACGGTGACCGAGGTGCCGACGAGCTCGATCAGCGCGAGCGAGTTGACGATGCCCGGCGCGATCGTGACCGTGAGCGGCGACGAGCCCGTGGTCTGCGTGTTGACCTCCTGGTCGAACATCGCCCAGCGGAGCGTCGGCCCGACGTCTTCCCAGTTCGTCGGATCGCTCTCGGGCGCCGTCGTGCCCGCGCCCGCCGTCTTGCGCTTGTACACGCGGTGCGTCTGCGTGCGAATCCGCAGGTCGCCGATCGCGTAGGTCGTACCGGAGACCCACGCGGTCTCGGTCGCTGCGGGTTCCGCGACGGTCGAGCTGATGAACTGCGAGTCGCCGATCGTTGTGGGTCGGATGAGTTTCATTTAGTCCGCCGGCGTTGTGACCAGTGCACCGTTGCCGTCCCACTCCTCGAGCAGACGGCTCGTCTTCTTCGTCGCTGCGGCGATCTCCGCCTGGCCCGACTCGACCGAGCCGCGCAGCGCGATGATCGCGTCGGTCGAGCGGTTGACCGCCGCCGAGATGATCGAGCCGATGTCGAGGATCGACTCGTTCAGGAGCTCGACCGCCGTCGCCGTGCGTTCGGCGTTGCGCGCGGCGAGCTCGCTCTCGGAGATGAACGACTCGAGGATCGCCGAGGACGGCGCCGCAGCCGCGAGCTCGGCGAGCGTCTTTCCGCTCGTCTCGAGGTATTGACCAATCGGCGCGAACGCCTGCGCGATCGTGAGCAGCTCGTTAAGCCGCTTGCGGCCCTCGGCCGACGATACGTCGACGGATTCGACCAGGCGGCGGAAGTCGTCGCGGCTTCGCAGCGGCCCGGTGATCCCGAGCGCCTCGAGCTGCTTCTGAATCGACCGCGCCTGCAGCCCCGCCTGCTCGTCCTGCGTGTAGAAGTTCTGGACGAACGAGGCCGCCTTGGCGATGAACTTGTCGAGCCCGCCCGCGAGCCCGACGAGCTCCTCGCGCGCGGCGACCGAGAGCTTTGCGACGCGCGAGAACACGCCGCCGAGGCGGTTCATGTCGGTCGCGAAGACCTGCAACGTGGCGACGCGCTCAAGCGTCTGCGCGAACGTCTCGCCCGCCTTCTGGAACGGCACGAGCGCCCCGCCGAGTGCGCTCGCAAGCGCCTCGCGGTAGCCTTCGAACGCGTCCTCGAGCGCCTTCTCGTTCGCCTTCTCGTCGTTGCTGAGCTGTACGCGGATGCGGTACTGCACGTTCGCGAGCGCGTTGACCGAGAGACCGAGCGCGTCGGCATAGGCCCGCGCCTGGTCGTAGACGGCCATCGCCGTCTGGTTGAGCTGCTCGTCCGTGTCGACGCCCAGCGCCGAGTAGTCGGTGCCGTACTTGTTGCTGCGGAACCAGCCGCCCTTTTTCTTCCAGTCCGAGTAGCGGCGCGCGTCGACGGCGCCCGTCTCGATCGTGCCCTCAATGCCGGTTGCGACGACCTCCTTCGGGCCGCGCGAGAAGCCCTTCACGAGCAGCCCGATACCGAGCGCGATCGGGCCGAGCGTGCCGACCAGGGCGCCGAGTCCGGCGGCGATCGAGCCGAGCGACCCGGCGGCGAGTCCGCCCGAGAGCATCGAACCGGCGCCGGCGAGCGAGCCCATGATCGTCGCGCCCGAGCCGTAGGCGGCGAGGCCGTAGCCGATCCCTGAGGAGAGCATCCCGCCGATGCCGGCGATCGAGCCGATCGAGCCGAGCAGGCCGCCGCCTCCGCCGATCCCGCCGAGGCCGCCCGTCGAGGCACCGGCGACGCCAGGCATACCGCCCATGACGCCACCGATCGCGCCGGCGATCGGCGCCATGACGGCGCGGATGGTCGGCTCGAGGATGAGCGTCTTGAACGCGTTGCGGAGCGTCGAGCGGAAGGCCTCCATGAAGCCCTTGCCGGACTCGAAGGCGCGCATCAGCGCGTCGGTGAGGCCGTCGTAGATAGCCTTCGTCGTTTCCTTCCAGGCGTCGCGGGCCTGTATCGCCGCCTGGACGTGGACGCCTTGCTGCTTCTCGTCGGCGAGCTTGCGCAGGTTCGCCGCCTGCTCCTGGTATTCCTTCGTGACTTCGTCGTTGATGCCCGACTGAATCCGCAGCTGCGCGTTTTGCGAGGCCGTCGCCGCGGCATCCCGCAGGCGCTGGATCTCGAGCCGCGCGATCTGATCGGTCGTCAGACCCGCCTCGGCGTTCGCCTTGCGCTGCGCCTCGATCTGCTTGACGAGATCCTCGTTCTGCTTGCCGATCGTCTCCGAGAGCTTCTTGCGAGCCTCGTCGGCCGCGCGCTGCGCGTCCCGATCGTTGAGAGCAGCGGTCGCCGCTGCGAGCTTCGTCTCGATCTCCGCGCGCTGCGAGGCGGTCAGCCGCAGCGTCTCGTCGTTGAGCTTCGCGCGCACGTCGATCTCGAGCTTCTGCGCGTCGGTCAGCTTGCCGCGCGTGGCGATCTCTGCGCTCACGGTCACGAGCTGCTTGTTGAGCGAGTCGGTCAGCTTCCCGTACTCATCGGCCGCCCGCTTGACCGCCTTCGCGTTTTCGTCCGCGGCGAGCGCCGCCGTACCCGATGCGTCGGCGTTGCGGCGTGCCGCACCGACGATCGTCGCCGTCGCCGTGATCGACGCGTCTGCGGAGTTCGACCAGGCCTTCGAGATGACCTCGCTCGTCGTCTTCCAGCCCGCGGAGATGTCCCGCCCCGCCGTCTGGATGATCTCCGCCGCCTTCGAGAAGTCGCCGTTCGTGGCCGCCATGAAGGCGCGCCAGGTGGCGGAGGCGGTGATTGCGAGCGTATTGAGCCCCTCGGCGACCGCCATCACGGCGGTGAATAGGGACTTGAGCACGACGCCGAGGAGCTGCGCGGCGGTCTTTAGCGCATCGCCCTCGGTCATCGCCTTGAGGAAGCCGGCCGCCATGTTCGTGAGCGACGGCATGAGCTCCGAGACGGCTTGCCGGGCGACGCCCGAGACCGCCATCGACATCAGCTCGAGCGTGTCGTTGAACTGCTCCGCGGCGCGCGCGGTCTGCTCGTCCATCGAGAGGCCGAGCTTGCGCGCCATCTCGTCCATCTCGCGCAGGCCCGCCGAGCCGGCGTTGAGGAGCGGAATCATCTCGGCGCCGGACTTGCCGAATAGCTGCACGGCGAGCGCCGTCTTCGTCGCGCCGTCGGTCATCGCGGCGAACCGATCGGCGACGTCGCGCAGCACGATCGTCGTACTGCGGAGCGACCCGTCGGTGTTGCGCGTGTCGATCCCGAACGCCTGCAGCGTCTTCGAGTTGTTCGCGATCTGGATCGAGAGCTTGACGAGCCCCTTCTCCATCGCGTCCGTGCCGACGCCCGCGAGCTGGAACGCGAGCTGCAGCCCGGCGACGTCTTTAGTTGCGACGCCGAGTTTCTGAGAGAGCTTGAACGCCTCGTCGCCCGCGTCGATCGCGCCCTTGATCCAGGACGAAAAGCCGGCCACGCCGACCGCGACGCCAAGCGCGCCGAAGGCCTTCTTCGCCACGCCGACCGCGTTCTCGATGCCGCCCATCGCGTCGCCGACGGATTTCCGGGCGGCCGCCATGTCGGTCTGCAGGCGCGCGACGTTGGCGAGCAGCTGGATTTCGACGCTACTGACGATCGACATCTATGAGGTCGCCTTTTGAGTGTTCGCCGCTGCGATCGCCGTCTGGTCAATCGCGAGCAGCGTGTCGAGTTCCCACGTCGTGAGCCGCGTGCCGGTGAGCCGGCACCACGCCTCGACGTCCGATAGCGCAAGCGGCGAGGCGCCCATACCGGAACGCCTCGCCCCTGCGAGCGAGAGGAAGATCTCCCAGAGCGGGCGGACCGCCGCCGGGATTGCAGGCGCATCGAGTCGCGGGTCGACCTTGCCGGTCGATACCGCGTAGCGCTGCAGGTGAGTCCGTAGCGTCGCGCCGTCCTCGAGGCGCGTGCCGAGCTCGATCTCGCGCTCTGCCGCCGCGATTAGGGCGCGGCGGAGCGCTTGATAAAATTCTCGACGTCGTCGAGCGCCTCCTTCACCGCGCGACGGAACCAGCCCTTCGCCGGATCAGCGAGCAGCGCGAGGACGTTCTCCTTCGTGCAGGGCAGCGCCTGGCCGCCCTTGCCGATGCCGCGCCAGGCGAGGACGCACGAGGCCATGTGAACGGTCTCGTCCTCCTGCTCGTCGACCGGATCGTCGAGCTCGAGCTTGCCCGTGCGGGCGAGCTGCTTGCGCATCCGGCGCGCCTTGTCGAGCGCGTAGCTCTTGCGAACCGCGTGCTCGGGACCGGCAAGCGTGACGAACACGCCAGGCACCGGCTGGCCGTTGACCTTCAGGTTCACTTCCGCGGAGCCGATGTCCGCAATCGAATCGACGTCAAACAAAGTTTCTGTAGTCATATTTCCTCGCAGGGGTTGAACAAAGAAACCGGACACCGACCGGCCGCCCCTGCGAGAGGCGGTCCGGCCGGTGCCGGCAAATCGACGTCAGGCCGCCGAGTCCTGGATCGCGATCGTGGTCGCCTCGGTGGCGATGCCCGTGCCGCCGGCGGTGTTCAGGAGCGCCTGGAACGGGATCGTCTGGATGAGGCCGCCCTCGCCGTCCGACTTGGCCGCGCCGCCGAGCTTGATGCGCGGCAGGACGACGGTCAGGAAGTCCGAATCCTTTGCGCTGCCCGTCGTGAAGGCGGCGATCAGATCGAGCTCGGTCTCGTTGAGGAACGCATCGCGCAGCGTCACGCTGTCGAAGTACGCGGTCGCCTGGCCGGACACGAGGACGCGGCCGGGGAACAGGAACGGCACGGTATTCGAGCCGACCACCGGGTCGCCCGAATAATTGCTGTTGATGTCGACCGAGAGGCCGGTCAGCGTCGCGACGGTCGAGCCGCCCACGCGCAGCACGCCGTTCACGGCGGCCAGGCAGCCGGTCGTCGTCGCGGCGGTCGGCGAGGTGAAGTACTGCGACGCGGCGGTCGTCACGTTCTGTCCCATGACGTCAGCGTCGAAGGTCACCATTCCAGACGGCGGCATCGCGAGCGCGATCCGCGAGGCCTTGCAGCCCGAGAACACTTCCGACTGACCGAGGTCCGCGTAGAAGTGTTCGATCGAGAACGAGTTGTCGGTGTGCCCGGTGAGCGGCACGAACGACTTCTTGCCGGTGGCCGCGATGGTGCACGAGGCGATCGGGCCTTCGGCGGTCATCGTCGTGCCGTTGAGCACGATCCCAGTGATGACCGTGCCGGTGAGGCCGGTGACGAGCACGTTCTTGTTTAGGTTGTTCGCGTTCACCGAGCCCGCGGTGATGCGCACGACGTCGCCGACCTTGAAGCCGTCGGTGAGGTACGAACCCGAGCCGCGCGTGATCGTGTACGGGCCCGAGCCCGCGATCGTCAGCGAGACCGACGAGGCGGACGATCCGGCCACGAACGCCTTGCGCAGCGCCTGGGCGAAGAAGTCCTTGTACGTCGCCGGCGAGAGCTCGCCGGTGATTTTGCCGCTGACGCGGCGCACGCCGTGACGAAAGTCCGCGATCTGCTGATCGAGTCGGATCTCGTTCGACTGGTACGCGTCCTTCGCGAGGTCAAGGGTGGACTGAACGCGGCGCAGCGACTGAGCGCCGGAGGCGCTCGGTACGGTGCCGTAGGTCGATTCGGCCTTATAGGCCAGTTGCTTAAAAACGCCGGATGCTGGATTCGGCATGGTCGTACTCTCCTAGTATGAAAATGCCGCGCCCCGCGGCGGTAGTTGAACTAAATCTCTCGAAGCGTCACGAGGAAATCGACGGCTTGCGTGTAGAGCTGCACGTCGTCGTCCCGAATATCTGGACCCGCCGCCCCGCGAAGGATCGAGACGACCTCGATCGACGCCACGGTGCCGCGCTGGTAGTCGAGCGCCTTGCGGATCTCCTCGACGAGCGCCTTCTGCTCGCCGTAGGTCTTCGCGACCGCGGTGCACTCGATCCGCGACTGCACCAGGCTGTACCCGGCCGCCGCGTCGAGCGTGCGCAGAGGCACGGTCGATATGTGCTCGTAGCTGATCGCCGGCAGCGTCGTGCCCTGCGGAATCGGGCCCGGATAGATCCGAGCACCGACCAGGGCGGAGACGCCCGCGGCGTTGCCGAGCAGCGTCTTGACTACCTTCTCGGCTCTCATTCGTCGTCCTCGGCCGGGAGGAACTCCTCCGGCAGGTTGATGCCTTCCTTCGTCATGCGCTTGCGCAGCCGCTCGCGGAAGGCCTCAAGCGCGCTCGGTAACCGAGCGTCGAGCGCCGGTCGCATGAACGGCTTCTTCTTCACGCCTGGGTGCGCGACCTCAAGCGTGTGCGTGCCGTTGAACTTGAGCGGGCCGTTGCGCCCGCGAATGATGTGCGCGGCGGTTCCGAACTCGATGAACCGCGCGTAGAAGACCGACCGCTTGCCCTTTTGCTTGCCGCCGACCTTGACCTTCGCCTCGACGTTCGTCGTCCCGCGGACGAGCCGTGTCGAGACGCGGATCGAGTCGCGCAGGGTTCCCGTCTGCACCGGAGCGAGCCGCCGAGCCTCCTCGGCGATCTCCTTGCCGGCGGCGTTCAGAGCCCCGCGGAGGATGTTCGCGCGCAGCTTGTCGGGCAGCCCGGCGAGCAGCGTGTCGAGCTCGCGCAGGCCTTTAACCTCGAGGTCAAGCACTGTACTGCTCGCACGCCATCGACCAGCCGAGCTTCCGACCGACCTCGGCGAGCGAGGCGATCGCAAGCAATCGACCGTCGCCGTTCACGCGCACGCGCATATCCGTCGTGACGCCTGGGACGTAGCGCGTCGTCACCATCGTGAGACGCGTCATCGTCCGCAGCTGGTCGACGACCTTCTCGACGGAGTTAACGTCCCGAACCTCGGCCCAGACCTCGGCAAAGGTCGACCAGGTAACGACCTCGGCGCCGAAGTCGTCGCGCGTGACCGTCTTGCTTTCGATCGTGACGCGACGATCGAGACGACCGGCGCGCATTTAGAACCCGCGCACTTTGTAGGGCGCGATCAGAGCGTCGACGCCGTACTGCAGCTGCGCGACCGCGAGGCCTGCTCCGACGACCACCTGTTCGCGGTTTGCGTAGAAGTGCCCGACGAGCAGTAAGATCGCGTGGCGGATAGCCTCCGGGATCGAACCCGGCGAGGCGCCGTAGCCGGCGACGAAACGGATGACGACCGGAGCGAGCCGATCGTCGAGCTGCGGCCACGAGTAGCCGTCGGCGAGAACGATCTGCGCCGGCATCGCCGAGGTGTCGATCTCGTATGCCGCGCTCGCGAGCGTCTGCAGCGCGCCGGCCGTGTCGTAGTACTGCACCGAGGTCACCGACTGCACCGGCTGACGCGGCAGTACGATGCCCTCGTCGGCGAGTGGCCAGTCGTGCAGCGTCATCTCCCAGGTCTGCGAGATCAGCGAGAGCCCGGTCGTGCTCTCAATGTACGAACGCGCCGCCATGAGATACCCGGCGACGAGCCCGTCGTCGGCACTCTCGTCGATGCGGCAATGCGCGCGCGCTTCGGCGAGCGAGACCGGGTCGATCGTCGGCCCGGTGATAAGGCGCAATCCGTAGTCCATTGTCACTTGTTCTCGGGTGCGGCCTTTCGGGCCTTAGTCGCGGCCGGCTTCACGGCCTTCACGCCAGGCGCGGACGCCCAGCCCTCTGCGATTGCAAGTTCGCCACACTCGTCGGGGACGTCGAACGTCTCGCCGGCGGTGTAATGCACGACATCGGTGCCGCCGTAGGCGTAGGCGAAATTCTTGATGACTTCGATCTGCATGGATGCTCCACAAAAGAAAGGGAGCCACCCGAAGGTGGCCCCCTCTCGAGGGTCGGACTAGACCCGATCAGGTGGTGCTGAACTTCAAGACCTTGATGGCCTCGCTGTTCACGACCATGCCGCCGACGCGCTTCGTCACGTAGAAGCCGACGTACGGCTTGTTCGAGTACGGGTCGCGGAGCGAGCGGATGCCGACGCGATCGACCACGGTGTAACCCGCGCGGAAATCGCCGAAGGCGATCGAGAGCGAGTTCGCGGCCTTCGCCGGGATATCCTCGGCCTCGATCACGCGGTAGCCGAGCAGCGTGCTCGGCTGACCGGCTGCGAGGCCCGGCTGCCAGAGGTAGGCGTTCGTGGTGGATTCCTTGAACGCGCGAATCTCGGCGAGGATCGCCTTGTTCGTCATCCACACCGCGTTTGCACGGTGGCCGGCCTTGAGCTTGTAGACGAGCTCGACCAGCTTGTCGCCCTTGTTCGAGGCGGCGAAGTCGGCCGAGACGCCGGTGGCAACGTGCTCGAGGGTGCCCCAGGCGCGCGACGAGTCGGCGGTGGCGGCGGTCGAGTAGTTGAGGAAGCCGCGCGGCTTGCTCGTGCCGTTGCCCGAGACGAACGCGCCGCCTTCCTGGTAGGCGAACTCGTCGGCGATCGAGCTGGCGATCCAGGCCTCGACGTTGAACATCAGATCGTCGAGCGACTGCTGCGTCGCCTGCGGGTTGGCGTAGATCTCGCCCATGTACGCCGCGGCCTCGTAGAAGGTCGGCGTGTTCGTCGCGGTGCGAGCGGCGGCCTCACCGACCCAGCCCGAGGCCATGCCGCGGGTGTCGACGAGCTGCTTGTAGTCGCTGGTCGAAACCGACACGACGTTCGCCACGGAGCGGACCGGGGAGATGTCGAGCAGGCGCTGCGCGATGACCGACTCGATCTGCTCCGGCAGCGCGTAGCCACCATCGCCAGCGGTCGTCACGTTGACGGCCTTGCGCTCGAGGTCGGCGAGACCCGTCTCGATGCCCTTGCGCAGGAACGCGCCGAAGGCCTTCTTGTGCTCGGCCTTGTCGACGTTCGCATCGCCGGCGGCACCGCCGACAGTCGCGCGAGCGGCCTTCTTCGTGGCCTCCTCGGCGGCCTTCTTCGCAGCCTCGGCGGCGTCGATCGCGGCGCTCGCCTTCTCGCGGGCCTCGCGGATCTCGGCCTCGGCGCGGCTCTTGTAGTCCCGATCGACGGCGCGGAAGTCCTCGACGGACTTCGCGAGCGCCTCGACGGCGTTCTTGATTTCGGTGGACATAGTCAGTACTCCTTCAAAGAATGGATGATTGCGGTCAGCCGGCGATCGCCGTGCGTGCCGCTTCGATTACTTTCAGCAGGTCGTCGGATGAATCCTCGTCAGCGTCCCGCTGATCTGGATCGAAGCCGTGGGAAGCGATGCGCTTCGCCTCGGCGCGAGAGAATCCGGCGTCCCGCAGGAATCCCTCAAAATCTCGGCGCGTCTTGATCTCCGCGCTTTTCGCGGCGGTGATCCGCGCCTTGTCGTTGGCGGGGAAGGTCACAGGCGACACCTCCCAAAGGTCGACGTCGGTCAGGACGCGGATGTCTTTGCCCGTGTCGTAGTCCGCGGCGACCGTCGAGTAGCCGATCGAGAGACCGGAGAGCGCGCCCATCTTGATGAGCGCGAGCGCCTCGCGGCCGCGCTGCGTCTCGGCGAGCTTGCCCTTGACGTAGAGCCCCTTCGCGTCCTCGCTCATCGAGGTCCACACGCCGATCGGCTCGTCGGGGTTGTGCTGCCAGAGCATCGCAGGCATCCGGCCCGAGCCCTTCGACTCCTCGAGCGTGCGCGTGAAGGCGCCCTTCGCGACGACGTCGCCGTAGGAATCGACGTTCCCGAAGATCGAGCCGTAGCCCTCGATCGTCCCCTCGTCGTCGACCGCCTTGATCTCGGCGACGACGCGCATCTGTTTCACTTCCATCCCCTTCTACTCCTGCGCGGCGGGTGCGCCTGCGCGTTGCATATTCAGTGGCTGTAGGTAGGTGTCCCCGCCGTCGATGGCGTTCATGTTCTCGAGCGCGCGGATGTCGTTCGCCGAGAGCCAGCCCCAGTTCCGACCGATCGCGTAGGCGTCGTATCGGGACTTCAGATCGCCGCGCGTCAGCGCGTCGAGGTTGAATTCCGCGAAATACTTTCGCGGCGCGGTCAGCAGTGCGCGCGCGATCGCCTGCTCCCAGTTCACGACCCACGGGCGGATGCAGTGGGTGGCGAACTCGATGCCCTGGTGCTCGATGTTCGAGAACGTCGAGCGCTCGAGGTCACCGATCAGGTGAGCCGGTACACCAAAGAGGCCCGCGATCTCCGAGCGCGTGAATTTCCGCGTCTCGAGGAACTGCGCGTCGTCGGCGGTCATCGAGAGTTTCTCGACGGTCAGCCCGTCCTCGAGCACGGCCGTTCGGCGCGCGTTGCCCGAGCCCGCGAAGGCGTCGTTCCACGAGTCGCGAAGGCGCGCGGCGGCCTCCTTGCCGAGCGGCTTCGGGGACTGGATCACCACGCCAGGCGTCGCGTCGTTTTTGAACAAGCGCCCGGCGTACTCCTGCGTCGCCTGGGCGATCCCGATCACGTCGCGCGCGTCGGAGATCACGGAGCGTCCGAGGATGCCGTCCGAGGAGAGCCCGCGGATGTGCAGGATCTCCTCGGCAGGGAACACGACCCGCGCGCCGTTTGGCCGCAGGTACTCGTAGGTGAGCGTCAAATCGTCGAGCTGGCCGACCGTCATCCGGTCAGGGTGCAGCGGGATGAGCTCGAGCACGCGGTCGCGATCGGCCCAGACGATCAATGCGAACGCATTACCGCGCAGGCAGAGGTTCCACTGCATCATCGAGCGGAACTCGAAGGAGGTCTGCCAGGCGTTCGGAGACGCGTGCAGGAGCTCGTACAGCGGATGCGCTACCGCGCGTTGCTTGCCCGTCGAAGTCCGCTCATATACGTGCAGCGGCAGGCTGGCGACGGTTTTCGAAATAACAGAGACCGAAGCGTGCACCGCCGCGATCCGCATCGACGACTCGGCCGAGACGTAGGCGCCGGAGACGGAGCTCGACCCGAGAAGGGCGGAGCGCAGGATCTGGTCCGGCGTCGACTTGCGGCTAAAGAGTCGGTCGAGAATTGACATCAGATCACCGTAATTCCTTGCGTTTCATAGACCGAGGGACGCACCTCGTCGACCGACGCGCGCGCCATCGCCATGAGAAGGCACACGATCCCGTCGATCTTCTCCGCCGACCGCCGCTTATCCGGCGCGAGGTTTAGGTTCTGGTCCCGCCGCGGCACGAGGTTCGAGGCGTTCCAGGTCAGCACCGGATCGCCGCCGTGGTGCAGCTTCTTCGCGACGTAGGCCCGTTCGAGCGCCTGGAAGCCCGGCTGAAACGACCGCGCGCCCTGGATGAACTGCACGAGCGGAAGTCCGGCGGCGACCAGTCGGTTCACGAGGTCGGTCGCGTTCCACGCGTCGTAGGCGACCTCGATCGGCCGGAACCGCGCGCAGTCCGCGAGGATGTCCCGCTCGACCGCGGCGTAGTCCGTGACGTCGCCCTCGGTCATCTGGATCAGCCCCTGCTCCATCCAGGACCGATACGGCACCGACCCGCGCTCCGTGCGTTGATGCACCGCAGCCTCGGGAACCCAGTAGCGGCCCCAGGTATAGAACTCGCCGCCGCGCTCCCAGACGATGCGCCAGGCGGTCATGTCCCGCGTCGAGGCCAGGTCGAAGGCGGCCCAGCACCGGGCGCCCTCGAGCTCGTCGAGCTCGACCGCACCGGAGCAGCGCTTCCACTTGCGAAGGTCAATCCATGCCGTCGCCGCAGCGGCCGGCCGGTTCAGGCGCTTGATCCGAAACTCGGAGAGCACGCCCGGCAGCTGCTTCGCCTCGGTCGCGTACTCGCGCAGCTTCTCGAGCGACACCGACACGCCGAGGAGCGGGTTCGCCTTGATCCACTTGCTCTCGTCGAAGTCGTCGTCGGCGTCGTCGAGCGCGTAGTAGACGGCCAGGAAGTGATCGGCTTCGACCACGCCCTCGAGCACCTGCCAGGCGAACTTGCGGACCTCGGCCCACGGGCCGGGGTTCTCGTAGCCCTCGGTGGTCGTGTACAGAAAAAGCGGATTCTTTCGAGCGCCCGTCGCAGAGCGTAGGACGTCGAACAGGTCGCGCGTCTTGTGCGCGTGCAGCTCGTCGAAACACAAGGCCGACGGGTTCAGTCCGTCCTGCGTCGATGCCTTCGCGTTGATCGGCTTAAACGTCCCGCCGTTCTCGTAGCGCGCGATCGCGTTCGCAAACGGCTCGAGGGTAAATGCTTCCCGAAGATCGGGGAGCTTCTCGACCATCCGCTTCGCGACGCCCCAAACGATGCGCGCCTGGTCGCCCGTCGTCGCCGCGCTGATGACCTGCGGCCCGATCTCCGGCTCAGTGCAGAAGACGTACAGCAAGATTCCAGCCGCAAGCGCCGACTTCGCGTTCTTTCGCGCGACCGCGTAGAGCGCCGTCGTGAATCGACGCGTCCCGTCCGCGTTACGAAAGCCGAACAGGTTGCAGATGAAAAACACCTGCGACGGTTCGAGCTTGATCGTCGGAGAATCCCAGACACCTTCGACGTGCGGGAGCTGTTCGATGAACCAGCAAGCCTGGTTTGCTTGCTCCGCGCTCCAGTTGAAAGTGCAGGACTTCTTCGGCGCTCGTTTCAGATCGTCGAGGAAGCGCTTCGCGGCAAGTCGTACCCACTTGCCTACCATCTTGCCCTTGCGATCGCTTGCGGCTTCTTCCGCGTAGGCGATCGCGACGGCGACGTAATCAGCCGGCGATGTCGGCCGGCTTGAGCTTCGCGAACTTGTTGCCTTCGTCCTTGTTTCCAATCGGCTTGACCTTCGATCGCCAGGCCGGCGAGAGCCCGAAGGCCGCGGCGAGCGAGTTGTACTGGGAGACCATGTGACCAGTCGGCGTCTCGCCCGCGGTCCAGAGCTGCACCATCTTTCCGTGAACGGCGCACATATGAGCGAAGGCCGAGAGGTCCGCTTCCGCTAACAGCTTGTTAGCGACCAGGATCGGCGCGAGGCGCTTCCACTCGTTCGCGGCGTGCGCGTTCGGCAGCCATTCGGGCGCCGACGGCACCTCATCGACCAGCGGCAGATCGATCCCGCCGGTCTCGACGCGATCTTTTCGCACCGTTCCCGTGATGAGCTTGAGATTCGCTGGCGTCTTCGGTGGCCCTGGCATAAACCCATTTCCTGATCTTGACCGTGCCTAATTTCGGGCACCCGGCCGGTCTATATCGTGTATCCCCAGGGATACGACCCGCCCTCCCCCTCGCGCGACTTTGTCGCTGCGGTCCCTCGGGTTGCGTCGGCGTCCGCGTGCGTGTGCGCGCGTCGGCCTCTGCGCGTTGCTACGTGCGCGCGGTTGCTTCGCTCGGTTCGTTTCGGAGTGCTGCCGCTTCTTCGCGCTGCTTCACGCTCGAGTGACAGTGAACGCACAAGCTCTGCAGCTCGCCCATGAATAGCGCCCGATCGCCTCGGTGCGGAACGATGTGATCCGCGACCGATGCGACGACGAGTCGTCCGTTCGCCTTGCAGAGTCTGCAGAGCGGCTCGGCCGCGAGGTGGGCCGCCCGACGCCGCCGCCATGAATGATCGTAGCCACGTTCGGCCGCAGTCCCCGCCCTAGCCTGGCGCGTTTTCTCTGCGACTTTTTCGTGCTGTTCGCAGCGCCATCGACCGCGCGGCACAAGCTCCTTGCAGCCTGGCGCGCTACACGGTTTCGGTGGCGCGAACGGCACCGTCAGCCGTTGAAGGCGCGGATCGAGACGTTTCGATTCAGCGTCTCGCCCGTTGAGAGCGTGGCCGTCGCTTCGAGCGCGTAGATCTGCCCGTGCGTCATGCCGGAGATCCGCACCGTCGAGACGGAGCCGGTCACGCCTTGCGGGGTGAGCGTCAGCCCGGAGATCGGCGTATACGAAACGGATGCGACCGTCGCATTGCCGAGGTCCGTCCAGTTGATCGAGACGTTCGCGGAATCGGCCGAGTCGAGGTGGATAATCATCAGTGCACCGTTGTCGATCTGCTGCCCGCACGAACCGTGCCGCCCTTATTTTTGGCGACGCTAACCGTCGAAATTTGTCCGCGTATGGACACCTGCCGATATACCGGCGACTCGTATGGAATCGCGAGCGCTTCGGCGTCGAGCGTAAGCGGCCCGAGCGTGGCGACCAGGTTCCCGTTCAGGTCGAGCCGCGCGGTAGCCGAGGCGGTAAGCGCATCGAGCTCGCGTGCAAGCGTGCCGACGATCGGCAGCGTGGCGGCCGATCCTGCGGTCAGTGTTCCAAGCGCGCCGGCGAGATTGCCTGCGATCTCGAGCCGAGCGGTCGATGCGCCCGTAAGCGTGCCGAGCCCAGCGGAGAGCGTAGCCCGCAGCGCGAGGCGACCATCGGCGCTCGAGGTGAGCGTTCCGAGCGTGGCCGAGAGCGTGCCGGAGATCCCGCTCGTCAGTTCGCCCGTCGAGACGAGCGTCACCGCGTCGAGCGTCTTCGCGAGCGTGCCCGCGATCCGTACCGCGCCCGAGCTCGAGACCGTCAGCGCATCGAGCGCGATTGCACTCGATCCTGCGATCCGCAGCTGCGACGCGGACGAAAGCGTAACCGCGCCGAGCGTCGCATCGAGCGACCCGTTGACGCCGGTCGTGACGAGCTCGCCGCTCGCCGAGAGCGTAACCGCGCCGAGCGTTACGTCGACGACTCCGATGCCGCCGCTTATCCCCGACGGGGAAAGTAGCGAGAGAAGCATCGGACTACTCCAAGGTCAGGAGCTTTGTCAGCGTCTCCTGCGTCTCGGCGATTTCGGCGTCGATCGAGGCGATCTGATTGCTGTCACCGAGGCGCACGGCGGTCTCGCGCTGCTTGGCAAGATAGCCGAGTCGCGCTTTAGCGACGTCGATCAGTTCCTGCACGGTCATACGAGGACCACCATTTCTTGCGAGACCGTCGAGAGGTGCGACTGCAGAAGCACGACGTCGTAGGTGTCATTTCCGTCGATCGCGGCGTATGCCGCCATGCGCTGCCCGAGGGCGGCCGTGCCGGCCTGCAGGAAATCCGTCGGCGTGAACGGTGAGAGGACGCGATTCTGTACGTCGAATCGGTACATTTGGCTCACGGCCGACGCCGCGTAGATGTTCATGTAGAACATCCGGCCCTCGTTCTCGAACGGCGAATAGGTGCCGCACGTTCCGACCGTGAGCGCGACGCTGCCGTCGTAAGTGATCGCGCCAGTCCATGTCCCAGTGATGGTCGCCGCGATGTCGAGCACGTCGAGCGTCGTCGCGCCACCGCGGAAGAAGTAGCAGAACGAGTGGCGCGCATTGCGGCCAGCATCAGGCTGAATACCCCAGGACGGCGCCCACATACCGCCCGACGCGTTCGCGGCAGGTGCCGCGCCGAAGTAGGTCGTCGACCAGGCGCCCGAGGCGATGCTGTTCGTGCCGTTGTTGACGGTCGCGTCGCCGTAGTTGTACGTGTAGACGGTCGTCGTCGCCGACGAACGCACGAGCATCAGGTTCGGCAATTCGATGACGTACTTCGCCGAGCTCGACGGCTGCGTCGTCCAGGCCGTGCCGAGCGTGTAGACGGGCGAAGCGCCCGCAGTGTGCGAGGCGATGATGCGGCGCTGGCCGACCGAACCCGGCGTCGTGGCGTCCTCGACGATGCGGATCTGAAAATTGCGGTATTCGTTCGCTGCGACTACTGCGTCGCCGCCTGTGGCCTGGCCGGTAATCGTTGAGGCGCCCGACGCGGTCGCTGCGAGCGCATAGCGCGAGACGACGCCGCTGTCGTAGTTGTAACTGCCTTTCACCACGCCATCGCCAGGCGAACAGTCAAACGGCGTGTATTGCTCATCGAGCACCATGATCGAGGTGTCGGTTCCGATCGTCGCAGGCAGGTTCGTCGTCGAGAGGCCGCTCGAGAGCGTGTTCGAGGCCACCTCAAACGAGCGCCAAATGTTCGAGGCCAGCGTACCGGCGCCGAGCATGAACACGCGGCCGGCGATGATTTCGTAGCGCGCGCCCGTCGAAGGCGTGAAGCCGAACGAGCTCTGCACAGTGATCGTCGGCGTCGTGCCGGCGGTGTTGCCGGTGATGTACCGCTCGGCGGTCTTGCCGGCCGTCGTGTCGATGATGCGCAGCTTAAAGCCGTACTCGCCCGACCCGCCGCGATTGGCGAGCATATTCAGGCCCACGGCCGTCGGCAGCGCAGTCGAGAGCACGACCGAAGTCGTCGTCGCGCCTGCGGCGATCGTGCCGACCAGGCCGAGCGAAGGCGCGAAAGCCATCGCGGCGCCTGCGCCGAAAGTACCGGCCAGCGCCGGCGACTGCACAAACGACCAGCCCTTCGTGACGATGTTGTACCGGTTGAGGACCGTGTTGCTCGCGAGCTGATACACGAACGGATTGCGCGAAAGGTCAGAGCGCATATCGGACGCGAGGCAGGCAGCCGCAGCGTGCGCGTTGGGAGCCGGTGCGACCTGCGCCCACATGAGCCGGTCGATGACCTTTTTGAACGTGTTCGCCATGTCCTACCTCAAGTGATCCGGCTGCGAACGCACGCGTGCCATGCGCTGACGTTTTGCCCGTTGACGAGCAGTCGCCCCTGCATCGTGTCGATCGTCGACAAGTTGGTAACCGTCGCGCAGGTCGTCACCGTCGTGACGGTAGTGACGGTCGTCACGGTGCCCGACTCCACAACGGCCGAAACGCGACCGCGCTGCAGCGACTTGTCGTAGCCGAGCGGTGCGCCGAGAAACGCGAGCATCCGCTGAAACAAAAACACCAGGTCGTCGTGATTGACGTCACGCACCGGCATCGGATTCGCGCTTGAGACGTCGCCGTCCGAGACGCCGTCGGCGCCCAGGACGAGCTTGATGCGCTGGTGATGCTTGCCGCCGATGTCGTCGGTCGCGACCTCCGCGCCCGCTCCCGGCGTATATCCGAGGTTGTCGGCCATCTCAGCTGTTGGCGTCGGTCAGGGTGAAGCCGGTCACCGTGAACTGCTGCCCGGCCGTGAAGCTCGTCGAGTCGACGGTCATGTCGCCGCCGCCCGCCGTGAGCGTGACGGTGCCCTGCAGGTGGCAGGTCGTGCCGTCGGAGGCGTACAGGCGGAAGTGCGCGGCGGTGCCGGTGTTATCGGCGCTCGAGTCCACCCACGAGCCGGAGAGCGCCTTCGAGCCGCCAGAGGCGGCTGCCATCCAGTCGGAGGGCAGGTTGACCGTGGCGAGCACGGTGCCCGAGTCGGCCGTGCCGCAGTTCGCGGGAGCCGCGCCCGTGCGGATCTTGAGCACGGCGCTCGCGCCGATCGCGGTCTCGATCGCGTCGAGCCGCGCGTTGCGTACTGTCGTGGAGAGCTGGATTGCCATGCAGACCTCGAAAACGAAAAAGCCCGCAAGATGCGGGCCTCTGATTACGTTGGCGGCACGTCCGCCAGAATGGCGGGAATTTATGTCTAGACATCCAGAATGTCTACGTCCGAATTGCAGTCAAATTGCGAGACCGCCTGCGCGCAGTGCGCCGCGGACGTACCAGAGCACCGCGCGCCACTGCGTGTAGAGCGCCGATCGCGAGATTCCGAGCCGCTTCGCCTTGACCGTCACCGGCGCGGGCGACTTGTACCAGACGTCGATCAGCGCCTTCGTCCGCGGCGGACTCGCGAGGTAGGTCTTGTCGACCAGAATCAGGATCTCGTCGGTCGAGAGTTTCTCGGCCCCGAGCACCTGCCCCTCGTGCATCAGTCGCATGACCTCGAGCGGGTGCATACCGCCGCCCTGCCCTTGCCGGCCATCGCGGGCCCAGGCATCGAGGAGCTGATCGGTCGGTGCCAGGTCTGCGTCGAGTTGTGCGGCCATTAGCTCGTCCTCTCGCTTCGTGCGTGAATCTTGACGACCCGCCATTCATCCGAGCGCGCGAGCTGGTCGTGCGTTTCGCACGCTCGGTAGGCCTCGCGCGGCGTGGCGAACTTCTGCGCCTCGGACCAGTAGGCCGTCGTCTTGAGCTCGCCCACTGCGCTAAACCCTCGCCAGTAGATCCTCTCGCCGTTCACCTGCGCCGCTACGACCCAAGTCACAGCACCAGACCTCCGCACGCGACGCCGACGGCATAGGCCAGGGTGACCAGCACTAGCGTCAGCTTCGCGAGCTGCTCTCGCTCGAGCTCGACCTCGCGCTTGATCTCGCGCTCGACGATCTCGTCGACCTCGGCCTGCGTGTAGCGGCCGAACTCCGTCTCGGTTGTCATTGCATCGCCCTCTCGATCCATTTCAGCGCCTCGCCCGACCTCACCTGGCGCGTCGTCACGCGAATCAGCCGCCAGCCGAGGATCGCTGCCTCGGCGTACTTCTCCGCGTCTGCCGTGAAGCCGCCGATTCTCTGGTGCCGCCCGGCTTTTCCGCCGGGTGCGAAGCCCTCGATCTCGACGGCGAGCTTGTGGCCGAGGTGCGCGAAGTCGAAGCGCCATTTCCTGACCGGGTGGAACCGATGCTCGCGGACGAACCCGATCAGGTTTGCCGCCTTGAGCTGGATCTCAAGCACCTCCTCGGCCGCCGATCGCACGCCCATGATCACGTCAGCCATCCGTACACGAGATGCGCTGCGGCAGCGATCGAGCCGATGAACGCGCCGAGGATTGCCCCGGCGCCGAGGATGATCGCGACCGCACTGGTGATGCCGATGAGAAACTCGATCGGCCTGAAAAACCCGCGCATCAGAACGGGATGTCGTCGTTGAAGTCTTCGGGAGCCGCAGCGGGCGCCGTGGCCGGTTTGCTGGCCGGCTGGCGATCCTTGGCCTTGAACTTCAGCGAGAGGTACTTGCGGCCGGTCTGCTTGCTTTCGTTGATCCAGGCGTCGACGAAGTACTCGACGCTGCCGATCAGCGCGCTGCCAGTGTAGTCGGGGTCTTGCTTGCCCTCGCGCTTGCGGTCGTTTTTGAACAGGCTGCCGCGTAGGTCTTGCTGTTGGTAGTCGCTCACGTTGTGCTCTCCGTTGTGGTCAATGGCTGGCGGTAGACGCG